TGGTGATGGTCCACGGCCCAAGCGGTGGCGGCAAGACATTCGTGGTGCTCGACTGGTGCCTGCGCATGGCCAGCGGAACAGAAGACTGGGCAGGCCACAAGGTGCGCCAAGGCAACGTGGTCTATCTGGCCGGTGAAGGCCACCACGGTCTGCGCGGTAGGGTCGCTGCATGGAAGCACCACCACAAAGCAGGCAAGCTGGCCATGTGGCTGTCCAAAGATGGCTGCGACCTCAACACCCCGACCGGCTACCTCAAAGTGGTCGAGCAAGTCAGGATGCTGAAAGACAGGCCAAGCGTGATCGTGGTCGATACCCTGCACCGATTCCTATCAGGCGATGAAAACAGCGCCCAAGATGCCAAGACCATGCTGGACGCATGTAACGCACTCATGCAGGAATTCAACTGCTCGGTGATCTTGGTGCACCACACAGGCGTGTCAGACGAAGCCCAGCACAGGGCGCGAGGCTCAAGCGCATGGCGAGGTGCTCTGGACATCGAGATCAGCATCGTGCCAGGCAAGGACAACGTGCCTATGCAGATCGTGCAGCGCAAGTCCAAAGACGCAGAACTGGCAGAGACCATCCACGTTGAGCTACAACAAGTTGCCATCCCAGGCTGGCGCGATGAAGACGACCAACAGGTCACAAGTGCTGTGATCATCCAAGCCCAAGCGCCAACGGTGACCAAAAAAGACAGCAAGATCGACAGCCACCGAAAGACTTTCGAGAACGCTTGGTGGGCATCAGGAGCTGAGGAACGCAATGGTTTACCCTACCTCAGCCGGTCGGCCATGATGGAATATCTGGTGCAAAAAATGAACGTCAGCGAGACTTCAGCCAAGCAATACATCAAGCCAAGCGTGCCAGGAAAGCCCATTGCAGACATGTTGGTGGCCGAAATAATTGAGGCCTTTGAGCATGGATGGACAGTGATTGATGAAACTCAAGCAAGCGCAATGCTAATTAGAAAGTCAGAACGATGATCAAAGTTATCCACAAGTTATTCACAAGCACTAAGTCGGTAACTGGTAACTGTAACGTAAAAAAACGATACGAGTTACCGGGGCAAAAGCAGCGATATTCGGTAACTTTGGTAATCCGTCTCTTTAGAGACGGTTACCAGTTACCAATCGATGCAGCGAAATACTGTATCCAGAAGCAATATTGCACGTAGTAAAGTTATCCACAGGAGGAATTATGAATCAGACAATTAACGTTAATGAGATGCTGGCAGGGCGCGAGGCTCGCTACGGAACTTTCGAGAACCATGCGCGTATTAGCCAAGCGCTAAAAGATGTGATGTACGCGAGGTCAGGGTGGGAGCGGCTTACAGAGGACCAGCGAGAGGCGCTGGAAATGATCCAGCATAAGGTCGCTAGGATTTTAAACGGAGATCCGAATTACCTTGATAACTGGGTTGATATCTGCGGCTATTCGCAGTTGGTGGTAAATAGACTGGAAAAAGAGGAAAGCTCAAAATGACAGCAAAACATCACAAAACCATTGCGGCAATGCTGATTGCGTTTTGCTTTATTTCTGGCGCTGCGCAGGCGCAAACGATTGTATGTAAGCGCCTGCCTAGTGGTGCGGTTGTGTGTGTTGCAGGATCAAGAGGGTTTTGATCCTGCACTAAAAATTATTTTATTCGTCGCCGGTGTTAATATCGAACCATTCAGGATTTAGTGAGAGAACGTGTTGTTTGCTGTCTCTGCTGATGTATTTGTCAACTAAAACCAGTCCTGGATATCCTTGCGTCATGATGGTGTTGCGCTCCATCTCTGCTATCTGGTAAAGCTCGGTGGGGATCTTGCAGGCTGAATACTTTGTGACGAACTCGTTGATTGCTTGCAGGCCAGCGGCGTTTAGGATGTATTGTTGAGGCATGATTTTTTGTGATGGTTAATTAATTCGTACTGAATGCATTAACCAACATTGCAATTTTGGCTTCGATAGTGAGGGTGTCAAATTCTGATTCTGACATCTCGGCACTGGTGTCGAAATATTCGCCCCACAGCGCGAAATCAGCTGAAATTTGTTCGTATGTGTATTTGCTCATTTTTTTCTCCCTGTGTGTTTGCTGCGTCGATGTGTGAACTATAGGGCATGCGGTAATTACCGTCAATAGAAAATGTGGGAAATTGTGTTGTTTTAGATTGTGAGGAGTGTGATTGATGGAAAAGAGGCCACTTGCTAATAAGCGCACACGCTCAGACAGTGAAGATCGAAAGCAGCTGGCTGAAATCGTTTTGAGTGGGATGCATTCAGGTTTGAGTTTGTTTAAAGCGTGCCAGAGGGCCGGCATTGCGCATAGCACGTTCATTGCGTGGGTGAATGAGGATGCGGCGCTAGCTGACAGGTACGCATGTGCGCGGGAAAACCTCATTGAGCGCATCGCTGAGGAAATTATGGAGTTGAGCGATCAGACGGTCGGAGAGCAGCCAGACGGTAAAAAAGACTGGGCGGCAGTGCAGAAGCATCGGTTGCAGGTGGATTCACGAAAGTGGCTGCTGTCTAAGCTCGCGCCCAAGAAGTACGGCGATAAGCTGGAATTGAGCGGCGACCCAGATCGACCGCTGGCGATTCAGAAGATCGAGCGCGTGGTGGTGAAGAAGTGACCACCCTGCTCATTGAGACACCCGAATGGGCGCTGCCACTGCTAGAGCCTGCACGCTACAAAGGCGCGCACGGAGGGCGCGGATCGGGGAAGTCGCACGCCTTTGCCGGGATGCTGATCGAAGCGCATATCATGGACCAGAAGCGGCGCAGCGTATGCGTGCGCGAGGTCCAGAAGTCTCTTGCGCAGTCTGTTAAGCGCCTGCTAGAACTGAAAATAGAGCAGATGAACGCGGGCGCTTACTTCGAGGTGCAAGAGGCGGTTATTAAGTCTCGGCGCGGCGACGGCATGATTATTTTCCAGGGCATGCAGAACCATACCGCCGATAGCATAAAGAGCCTGGAAGGGTACGATTGCGCGTGGGTCGAGGAAGCGCAGAGCCTGAGCCAGCGAAGCCTAGACCTGCTGCGCCCGACAATACGCAAGCCTGGCTCCGAGCTTTGGTTCACATGGAACCCGAGTCAGGCCACTGACCCAGTTGATGTGCTGCTGCGTGGAGAGAAGCCGCCGCCTGGCTCGGTTGTGTTGGGGGTAAACTTTGACGACAACCCTTGGTTCCCGGATGTGCTACGCGCAGAGATGGAGTACGACCTAGGGCGCGATCCAGACAAATATGCCCATGTCTGGCGTGGCGGCTACCTGCAAAACAGCAGCGCTCGCGTGTTTCAGAATTGGCGCGTTGAGGAGTTTGAAGCGCCGCATGATGCAGTTCATAGACTAGGCTCTGACTGGGGGTTCGCCACCGACCCGACGACGCTGGTGCGCTGTCACATTGTAGGACGAACTCTGTATATCGATTACGAGGCGTTCATGGTGGGCTGCGAGATCGTCAACACGCCTGAGCTGTTTATGACTGTGCCCGAGGCAGAAAAGTGGCCTATCGTGGCCGATAGCTCGCGTCCTGAAACAATCAGTCACATGCGCAAGAACGGGTTCCCTAAGATCATGGGCGCGGTAAAAGGTGCAAAATCGGTCGAGGAGGGCATTGAGTGGCTGAAATCATACGATATCGTTGTGCATCCTCGATGCACGCACACTATCGACGAACTGACGTTCTACAGTTTCAAAACTGACCCGCTCACAGGCAAGGTGCTGCCAGTTTTGCAGGACAAAAAGAACCACGTTATTGATGCGCTGCGGTACGCGTGCGAAGGCGTGAGAAGATCGCAGCCGTCTAAAGTGACAAATTTCACGCCGTTGCCAGTAATGAACAAATGGTGAGACAATAGGACAATATAAGGAATGCCATGTCCAGAACTTCCAAAGAACAGCAACTAGCCAATCTGCACGCCGAGGCGCTTACCGAGTTCGACAATATTCAGTCGGCGCTTAGGGACGAGCGATTACAGTGCTTGCAGGATCGCCGCTTTTACAGCCTGGCTGGTAGCCAATGGGAAGGGCCGCTCGCCGACGTATACGAGAACAAGCCTAAGTTTGAGGTGAATAAAATTCACGTGGCGGTCATTCGTATTATTAATGAATACCGAAACAATCGAATCACCGTTGATTTCGTAAGCAAAGATGGCGAGTCGCGCGATAAACTCGCGGACACATTAGACGGCCTGTACCGCGCCGACGAACAGGATAGCGTTGCCAATGAGGCATACGACAACGCTTTTGAGGAATCAGTTGGTGGAGGTTTTGGCGCATGGCGGTTGCGCACGGTCTACGAAGATGACGAAGATCCAGAAGATGACCGACAGAGAATCAAAATTGAGCCTATTTTCGATGCCGATTCGTCGGTGTTCTTTGACCTAGAGGCAAAGCGCCAAGACAAGGCAGACGCAAGGCGCTGCTTTGTCATCACTGCAATGACGCGCGAGGCGTACAAAGACGCGTGGGGCGACGATCCAACAAGCTGGCCAAAAGTGATTCACCAATATGAATTTGATTGGTGCACGCCGGACGTTGTATACGTTGCTGAGTATTACCGTGTCGAAGAGAAAAGCGAAATCGTGCGCATCTATCGCACGATTGCAGGCGATGAGGAACGCTATACGCAGGCCGACATTGATAATGACGAAAACCTAGAGGAGACATTGCGAGCCATTGGTTCTGTCGAGGTTCGTCGTAAGAAGTTCAAAACCAAGCGCGTTCATAAATACATCATGAGCGGCGGGCGCATTCTTGAAGATGCAGGCTACATCGCAGGCAAGTGCATTCCTATTATTCCGGTCTACGGCAAGCGATGGTTCGTTGATAACGTAGAGCGATGCATGGGGCATGTGCGATTGGCTAAAGATGCGCAGCGCCTCAAGAACATGCAACTCTCCAAACTCGGAGAGATCAGCGCATTGTCATCCGTTGAGAAGCCCATTCTCACCCCTGAGCAGGTTGCAGGACATCAAGTAATGTGGGCCGAGGACAATCTCAGGGATTATCCTTATTTGCTAGTCAACCCGATTACAGATCAGAACGGCAACCAATCAATTAGCGGGCCGGTAGCGTACACAAGAGCGCCTAACGTGCCGCCTGCAATGGCTGCATTGCTACAAGTCACCGAGCAGGACATGCAGGAGATTTTAGGCAGTGCGCAGCAGGCCGATAAAATGGTGAGCAACATCTCCGGCAAAGCCGTTGAGATGATCCAGCAGCGCCTCGATATGCAGACGTTTATCTATATGTCGAATTTTGCCAAGGGCATGAAGCGTTGCGGCGAGGTCTGGCTCTCAATGGCGAAAGACATCTACACCGAAGAACGGCGCAAGATGAAGGCGATCAATGCAGGGAACGAGGTTCAATCTGTTGAATTGATGAAGCCCGCCATTGACGAGGAAACGGGCGCAGTCGTATTAGAAAACGATTTAAGCAATGCCAAGTTTGACGTGAATGTTGAAGTCGGACCTTCGTCCAGCAGCAAGCGATCATCAACTGTGCGCGCGCTTACCGGCATGATGGCAATTAGCGACGATCCAGAGACAAAACAGGTTCTTCAGGCAATGGCAATTATGAACATGGAGGGCGAAGGCATTAGCGACGTGCGCGACTTCTTCCGCAAGAAGCTGGTTCGCATGGGCGTTGTTGAGCCTACAGAGAAAGAAGCTGAAGAACTGGCAGCCATGATGCAAGGCCAGCAGCCAGATCCGCAATCTATGTATCTGATGAGCGCTGCGCAAGAAGCTGAAGCAAAAGCGGCACAGGCTCGCGCCAATACGGTTAAGACGGTTGCTGATGCAGAACTATCACGCGCCCGCACTGTAGAGGTGCTGTCTAAAGTGGATATGGATTCTCAAGACCACGCCCTCAACATGGCGCGCGAGATTGGCGGAGATGTCCAAAGCCAGGCTCAGCCAATGCAATAATTTATGCGGTATCCACCCGCCGCTTCAATGGGTGAGTTTAATGGGGTCAGTGATGGGCAAAACGGCAGAAGCAAGAGATCAGATCGAAGTCGAAGGCATC